ATACGTTCAAGGAATTTCTGATCCTTTGGATATGGATCCAGAGTATTGGGCAGAAGTAGCAAGGATGGAGGATATTTTGAAGCGCGGAGAAACTGTTAATACAGTTTTTAAAGGCGCTTTGAAAGATGAACCCACAAAGATCGGAAAAACGAAAGTCCGAGTCTTTGCTGGAAGTAATCTAGCCTTCACTCTTTTAGTTCGCAAATATTATTTGACACTTGCCAAATTGATGCAAACTAATCCTCTTGTTTTTGAATGTGCTGTCGGTGTTAATGTTGAGTCCCCACAATGGACTACATTTATGCAACATGTTCGAAAGTTTGGAGAGGACAGAATCATTGCTGGAGACTATAAATCTTTTGATGGCCGTATGTCGCCCAAATTTATGGCTTCAGCATTTAAAATTCTTATCAATATTGCGCGATTGAGCGGAAATTATGATTCTGAAGATCTTGAGATCATGAAGGGTATTGCAACGGAAATTTGCAATCCTCTTTATGATTTCAATGGAGTTTTGGTGCAAGTCTTTGGATCTAATCCTTCGGGACATCCTCTGACTGTTATCATTAATTCCATAGTTAACAGTTTGTATTTGCGATACTGTTATTATAAACTTCATTCGAAGAAGTGGTTTGGAGGAAAATTGCCACTCTTTCGTGAAGTTATTGCTGCTCTCACATATGGTGATGATAATGTGATGGGAGTGAAGCACGGATTCGAATGGTTCAACCATACTGCAATTGCTGATGAGTTGGCCGAGTGTGGGATTACCTACACTATGGCTGATAAAGAAGCCAAATCAGTACCTTTTATTAAGGCTGGAGAGGCTTCGTTTTTGAAGCATTATGCTGTTTGGGATGATGAACTTAAGTTGTTTAGAGCTCCTATTGAGGAAGCTTCTATTCAAAAGATGCTTCATTGTCATCTGGAATCCGAAGCTTTGACCGATAAAGAGTTTGCTGCTGAAGCTATTACTAATGCAGCAAATGCTTATTTCCAATTTGGAAGAGAGGTCTATGCAACACGTGTTGCGCAGTTGGCCGAAGTTGCTCACAAGAACGGTGTTCCTGTTCGACCAGAGGTGTTCGCTCCCTATGAAGAGCGTATTCAGAATTACAGAGAGAAGTACTCTCTGGAGTAATTCGTCTTAGCTCAAAGACTTTAAATACGTGAGCTCGCCGGAACCAT